CACCAGAACCCAAACAAAGAGTTGTTTTCTTTAAAATTTTAAATTGTCTTTTAAAAATTTGAGACATAGTTGGAGTCACACCCATAGTTGTAGAACCAGGATATGTAAAAGCAGTACCAGCTAAATCAGGAAATTCATTAAGCCCATTCTGAGCCAACCCATTATCAAAAGCCTCTAATGGAGTTGTAATTTCTTGTTGAGTCGATATTTCAGCTGAAAGACCTTGGTCATCTTTTGATACAATATCATAAAGATCAACAAATACATTACCATTCGTTTGATTGGTAATAAAATGCTCAACAGTAGCAGATTTAAACAATGCAATTGGTTGACCATAAAGCATATTATAAGCAGTATCAGTACCATTCAAATTCGCATAAGTAGACAAAGAATTCTTAATAGCCATTATATCCGTACGAGGATATACAGCAGTCATAAGACCAGCCACTTGGCCAGCTCCGCCATCAGTTCCTTTAATTCTTCCTTTATCAGTTTTAGTAAAAATAGAAGTTGAAATAGCTTCACCTTTTAGCATCTTAATAGCTCCAGCCAATTCACCGCCGTGAGACTTCCAGTGAGAAGTAGCAATCTTCTTGGGGGCATCAATCTTAGCCACCTTCTTATAAGATTTCTTCGATTTCTTCTTATAAGATTTCTTCGATTTCTTCTTATAATCGCCCTTATTCTTATAAGGAAGTTTGGAATGCTTGTTACGAGAATTACGATTAACAGGCATAGCGTTTATTATTAAACACACACATTATTGTAAGATAAATCAAAATGTTGGTCACGTGAAGTCTTCTTATAGACTTTAAATCGACGCTTAATAGCGGATAAACTTTGTTCGTGAAAATTAAAATCATCAGGAGAATAGTTAGAAGTAACTATAACAAGTTTAGGACGGATAAGAGTAGCACCCTTACCTTTTTGTTCAGCGGGAAAAGAAAACTTATCAGCCCATTGAAGCAACTTTTTTTGTAAAGATTGTGTATACCGAGGATCCGGCATTAATTCTTCAATCAATACTACAGGCTGAGATTCATAACCATCCCACCATTTACTTTCATCTTGTTTGATAAACAATTCACCTTCTACAATAGAATGAGTTTGGCGCACATCATGAGACTTACCCACATTAGTAGGACCCCAAATCCAAATTCCACATGTTTCATTTAAATCATCAACAGGACGTTGTTTCTTAGTAAAAATCTTTTCAAGATTAGTTAAATTCTTAATATACAATTCATCATCAATTTCAGAAAACCTACCTTCTTCAGCTAGTTGTCTTGTTCGGTGCCAACGTAAAGCATTAGCACGGCCTTTATCATCGTTAGATGCAGGCTTATCACCACGTTCAATTAATTCACTTTCTTTAGAGCAGTATTCTTCGTTTTGTCTAATAGACCCATTCATTGTCATCACATGACACCCAGGCATTTTACTAATAACAGAACCCAACGATGTTGCATTATGAAAACAAATAAATCCTTGAAGATGAGGTGTTCCACTTTCTCCCACTTCCTTAGAATAACCTATATATCGACAAGCGATAGTATCTACTAATTGCGTATCCGCATAATTATTCATAGTAAAGCAAAAATTTCGAAACTTGCGTACAGTGTCCTTCATTGTTTCTTTAGGGTAAAACCCATACAAGATACAGACACAGTAGTCCAGGTAATAATAGCTGGACTACTGTAGCCATCGATTTTCTCAAGGCGTATTTAGGTACCGCCGTAGGTGGTACTTAAATATGTTTACCCCTTAGTCCAGGTGACACCAGGGTTCTTTAAACGCTACCACGTTTACTGACGCCGGCAGATTCCGTCGCTTCGCTCCTCCCTTATGCTCACTATCCTCTCAGAGCCCATTGAACTTAGGTCAAATGTATTCCCTCTGCTCCGCAGCTGCCGCGACCTCCCCTTCGGTCGGTCTTGCCCAGGCATTAAATTCATAAATTCATTTTATTAAGTTTGTGTAGCAGTTTGCTCACTAGTTTGTGTAAATACTTTACCAGAGGCCAAAGCAGTAACACCACCACTAAAATTAGCATTTGTAGATTTAGAAGCAGGAAATGCAGTACTTCGATATACTACATTAGATGTCCAATTAATTTCAGGAATTGTTAAACCTACAGTTCCATCAGCATCAAGATCACATGGTTGACCATGAATAATAGCCATTGTAAAGCATGTTAAACCTCTAACATAAGCTTCTTCAAGAGTTTCAGCAGTAGTACCTTCACCACGAGTCTTTGCATAATCAAATTTATAATTAGGCTTATGAACAGAAGAATGTTGAACAGTTTCACCAGATCCTAAACAAAGAGTTGTTTTCTTTAAAATTTTAAATTGTCTTTTAAAAATTTGAGACATAGCTGGAGTAACACCCATAGTTGTAGATCCAGGATACGTAAATGCCGTACCAGCTAAATCAGGAAACTCATTAAGACCATTTTGAGCTAAGCCATTATCAAAAGCCTCTAATGGGGTTGTAATCTCTTGCTGAGTTGATATCTCAGCTCCAAGACCTTGATCATCCTTTGATACAATATCATAAAGATCAACAAATACATTTCCATTCGTTTGATTTGTAATAAAATGCTCAACAGTAGCAGATTTAAATAATGCAATAGGCTGATTATAAATCATATTAAATGAACCATCAGCGCCGTTTAAATTAGCATAAGTAGATAATGAATTTTTAATAGACATAATATCCGTACGAGGATATACAGCAGTCATAAGAGCAGCTACTTGACCAGCTCCACCATCAGTTCCTTTAATACGACCAGTACTAGTTTTAGTAAAAATAGAAGTTGAAATAGCTTCACCTTTCATAGGTTTAGACTTACCAGACAACTCACCGCCTGAAGACTTCCAATGAGAAGTAGCAATCTTCTTAGGGGCATCCACCTTTGCAGTCTTAACAAGAGAGCGTTTAGGTCGAGCCTTATACGTCTTCTTTGATTTCTTCTTATAATTAGCTTTCTTACCATAAGGCTTAGCATTATAAGGTTTACGATAACGACGGGCAATAGGCATAGCAATTTATATTAAACACACACATTATGATAAGACAAATCAAATTGTTGTTCACGTGACGTCTTCTTATATACTTTAAACCGACGTTTAATAGCACCAAGACTTTGCTCATGAAATCCAAAATCATCAGGAGAGTAATTAGAAGTAACTATAACAAGTTTAGGACGAATAAGTGTAGCACCCTTACCCTTTTGTTCAGCTGGAAAAGAAAACTTATCAGCCCATTGAAGCAACTTCTTTTGGAGAGATTGAGTATACCGAGGATCCGGCATTAACTCTTCAATCAAAACAACTGGTTGAGATTCATATCCATCCCACCATTTACTTTCATCTTGTTTAATAAACAATTCACCTTCTACAATAGAATGAGCAGTACGTACCGCATGTGACTTACCAACATTTGTAGGACCCCAAATCCAAATCCCACACGTATCTTCTAAATCATCAACAGGACGTTGCTTCTTAGTAAAAATTCTTTCAAGATTGGTCAAATTCTTAATATACAATTCATCGTCAATTTCAGAAAATCTTCCTTCTTCAGCTAATTGTCTAGTACGATGCCAACGTAAAGCATTAGCACGACCTTTATCATCATTCGACGCAGGCTTATCACCACGCTCAATCAATACACTCTCCTTAGAGCAATATTCTTCATTTTGTCTTATAGACCCATTCATTGTCATTACATGACAACCAGGCATTTTACTAATAACAGAACCCAACGATGTTGCATTATGAAAACAAATAAACCCTTGAAGATGCGGCGTTCCACTTTCTCCCACTTCTTTAGAATAACCAATATATCGACACGGAATAGTATCCACTAATTGTGTATCAGGATAATTATTCATAGTAAAACAAAAATTTCGAAATTTGCGTACAGTGTCCTTCATTGTTTCTTTAGGGTAAAACCCATACAAGATACAGACACAGTAGTCCAGGTAATAATAGCTGGACTACTGTAGCCATCGATTTTCTCAAGGCGTATTTAGGT